TTAAGGATGACAAAGGCGTTTATAATCCAGCAGCATATGCAGCAGTTTATAATTTAAAAACTGTTGGTAAAGTTGCAGGAAGTAAAAGCTGGCATGTCTACAAACCCTCTATGAATAGAGCGTTAGACATATCTAAGAAAGATGACGCTGACTTATACGTAATGGCACAGGAACTACAAAAAACTGTGTCTAAGGGTTCTGCTAAACCCGAGTATGAGAAGAAGGTGGAATCTAAAACTGAGGACATTGTATAATTCACTAAGTGAATACTTCGAAGGTTGGGCGGCTACGGGAGACTGTGGCCGCCTATATAATAAAAGAATAAGGAATAGAAATGAAAGATTTTACAGAGTATTTTACAGGTTTACAAAGAGACTTTGGTTTTTGTAATATTGCTAAAGGTTACAAGGATCCAGAAACAGGAAAGATAAAATTTAATTCCGGCGATTATGGTTGGGCTGGAAAACCAATTGCAGATAAAGATTATCAAGAACATATAGATGGTATAAAATCTATAGGTATTCAACCCTGTAATGATAATGGTTATGCAAGTTTTGGTGCAATAGATATTGATCCTAAGATATATAAAAATTTTGATATAAAATTTTACTTAGATATAATTCAAGCAAAAGAACTACCTTTAATTCCAATCAAATCAAAAAGTAATGGATTACATTTATATGTATTTACAGAGGAACCTGTTAAAGCTTTAGAGATAAAAGAATTTTTAGAACAGGTATTATTTTTATTTAACCTTACAATTAAAACAGAAATATTTCCTAAACAAACTAAACTAGGTGCTAATACTGAAGGTCAAAAGATGAATGGAAACTTCATTAACCTTCCATACTTTAATAAAGTAGAAAGAGTTGCATTAAATCCAGATGGTAGTGAAATGGATTTAGATACATTTTTAAAATGTGTTGAATTAAATAAAGTTAAAGTAGAACATTTAAGAAATATAAAAGATAAAATTATTGAAGTTGAATTAAAAGGTGGTGCAGATGAATTTAAAGATGGTCCACCTTGTCTTGGAATACTAACAAAAGAAATTATGACGGACAACAGAGACCGTTTTCTTTTTAATTATATGGTGTTTGCTAAGAAAAAGTATGCGGACAATTGGAAAACAAAAGTATTAGAAGCTGCTAGAAACTATTTTAAATTTGATCAAAACTGGACTGATGATCATGTTAAACAAAAAATAAAGAGTTGGGATAAGCCAACTGCAGGACATACCTGTCATCAAGATCCAATTAATATTGTTTGTGTTAAATCTGAATGTGTTAAAAGAAAATATGGTATAGCTAGTGAAGCTAAAGCAAGTTGGCCTGTACTAGGTAACTTACAAAAAATAGATTTTAAACCAGATCCTGAATATTATTTTACGGTGGAGAGAGAAGATGGTGAGACTGTTCCTGTTCATGCAAAAGATGTAAATAAAATAAAAGAACAAAAAGAAATGCGTGGTTTAATTATGGCCCAAGCTGATATTCCTCCTCCACCTATTAAAGGAATGGAATTTTTTGAGATTATAAAATCATTATTTTCTAACATTGATATAGTGCAACCGGCTCCAGGAACCAGGCCTCATGAGATATTACATAAGCATTTAAATAATTTTGTTAATGGTTCAAAGGCTACTAACTATCATTCATTTAAAAGTGGAAACGTTTTTAAAGATGAGGTGTACTCATATTTTGTTTATGATGAGTTCTATATTTATTTAAAAGAAAGAGAATGGAAAAAAGATTCTTCAAGAACTTCTCATATGATTGAAAAATTATTTGATAAAGAAGAATTTAAAGGTAAACCTAAACCAGAATTTAATAAGAAGAAAAGATTTCCAGGTAAGGATAAGAAAACAAATAAACCTTTTCCAGGTGTAGGTGGATGTGCAATGGTACCCTTATATATAATTGAAAAAGAAGATGATGATGTAGAAGATATTTTACATATAGAAGATCAGGAGGATATTGTTTAATGATATATAAATTTTTTGGACCACCGGGTACAGGTAAAACTCATAAATTAATATCTAGAGCTAAAGCTTATGTTAGAATTGGTACACCTCTTCATAAGATTGGTTACTTTGCATTTACTAAAAAAGCTGCATTAGAAGCTAAAAAGAGAATGCCTGCAGAAGATAAAAAACTTCCATACTTTCAAACTCTCCATTCGTTTGCTTACCATCAATTAACATTAAATGAAGAAGATGTTATGCAACCTTTTCATTATGAAGAACTTGGAAAATTATTAAATGTTAAAGTTAAATACTATGACAAATATAATAAAGATGAAGTTAGTTTCTTAAATTGTGATAGTCCCTATTTTCAAATGATAGGTAAAGCTATGAATAGAGACGTAGATATTAGAGAAGAATTTGATAGGAACGAACACAACAGTAAAGAAATTAAATGGCATTTATTAAAACATATAGATGACAATTTAAAAGTTTATAAACAAAAAAGAAAACTATTAGACTTTAATGATATGATTAAAAGTTTAATTAACAAACAGAAACTACCTAAATTTAAAGTTATATTTATAGATGAAGCTCAAGATCTATCACCTTTACAATGGCAACTGTTTGATAAATTAAAAGAATATGCTGATGATATTTATTTAGCAGGAGATGATGACCAAGCAATCTATGCATGGGCTGGAGCAGATGTAGAAAGATTTATAAAAGAACCTGCAAAAGAAACAGTGTTAAAGTATTCAAAAAGAATATCTAAATCAGTTCAAGAACAATCAGAACTACCTATTGAAAAAATTATAGGACACAGAAAAGAAAAGAAATATTATCCAAGAGATTTTGAAGGACACACTGAAAACATAAATAACTTAGATCAAATAGATTTAACAAAAGGTAAATGGTTAATTCTAACTAGAACCATATCTAGACTAATGAAAATAAAAGATGAATTAATAAAAAGAAATTTATATTTTGAAAGTAAAAAAGGTAAGAGTTTTAAAGTAAGATTATACAAAGCCGCAATGAATTATGATTTATGGTGTAAGGGTAAAATATTAGATGAGAAAGATGTTAAAGATATTAATGAATTTACAGGTAAAGAAGAATGGGACAGAGAGATTGATTGGTTTAATGCATTTGAAGAAGCAGATGAAACCGAAAGACTTTATATAAAAAACATGATTGATAATGGAGAAAATTTAAATGAACCTGCCAGAATATGGATATCTACTATCCATGCTAGTAAAGGTGGGGAAGAAGATAACGTAATTTTATGTCTTGATATTGGAGATAAAATAAAAAAAGCTATGTTGAAAAGCGTAGACAAACATGATGAAGAACATCGTGTTTGGTATGTGGGAATAACACGTGCCAGGAATAATCTATATAAACTAAAAGCTAACTTAAAAAGGAATGAGTATAAACTATGACACATAAAGACATGTTTGAAGGCACATTTCCACAAGATAAACAAATCGGTGGATCACACTATAAAAAATTTAAAATTCAACCTTATGAGTTTATATCTCACAACGACTTGAGTTTCTTTCAAGGAAATGTTATCAAGTATGTGTGTCGTTATATGAATAAAAATGGCATACAAGATTTAGAGAAAGTAATTCATTATTGTGAATTAGAAATTAAAAAAATGAAAGATAACAAAGGAAAAAAATGAAAAGAATTAATCACAGTGATCTAACACATTATTTTATTGCTATCTATGATAAGACAGTCAAAAAATTACCTGTTTCATATATAAAATCATGTAATGAATGGGTAGCTAAAAATGGTATAGACCTTCAAATTTATAAATATATGACTATAAAAGAATGGAGAAAAGCTAGAAAAAATTTTGAGGAAAATGGATATCCTTGGGAGAAAAAAAATAGAAATAAAAAGGAAAAAAAATAATGATTATACCAACTACAGAATGGTTAACACCAACAGAATTTCCTGACCTAAGAAAATACGATGAGATTGCGATTGACTTAGAAACAAGAGATCCAGATTTAAAGAGTAAGGGTTCAGGGGCCATTATAGGTAATGGTGAAGTTGTAGGTATAGCTGTCGCTGTAGAAGGTTGGAAAGGTTATTATCCAATTGCTCATGAAGCAGGTCCAAACATGGATCGTAAAAAAGTATTAGAATGGTTTAAAGATATCTGTGAATGTCCTGCTACAAAAATATTTCATAATGCAATGTATGATGTATCTTGGATTCGTAATTTAGGTATAAAAATCAATGGTTTAATCATAGATACTATGATTGCTGCATCTATTATTGATGAGAATAGATTTCAATATTCATTGAATTCTTTATCTTGGGTTTATTTAAATCAAGGTAAGAATGAAGCTCTATTAACTAAAGCTGCTAAAGAAAGAGGATTAGATCCTAAAGCAGATATGTGGAGATTACCTTCAACAGAAGTTGGTGGTTATGCAGAAAAAGATGCTGAACTAACTTTAATGTTGTGGCAAAAATTTAAGAAAATAATTATAGAAGATGATCTTCAAAATATATTTAATTTAGAAACTGATCTTTTCCCTTGCCTAGTCGACATGCGTTTTTTAGGAGTAAGAGTAGACGTTCAAAAAGCTCATACACTGAAGACAGCATTAAGAATAAAAGAAGAAAACTTAATCCAACAGATAAAAATAGAAACTGGAATAGAAGTTCAGCTAATGGCTGCACGAAGTATTGCACCACTTTTTGATAAATTGAATTTACCTTATGAGCGAACTGAGAAAACAGGTGAACCTTCATTTACTAAAAACTTTCTTGTGAATCATAATCATCCAGTAGTTAACATGATAGCAGAAGCAAGAAAAATAAACAAGGTTAGAACTACATTTATAGATTCAATTATTAAACATGAACATAAGGGTAGAATTCATGCTGACATAAATCAAATTAGATCTGATGATGGAGGAACGGTTACGGGAAGATTCTCATATTCTAATCCAAACTTACAACAAATTCCAGCCAGGGATCCGGAAACAGGTCCATTAATTAGATCTTTATTTATTCCAGATGAAGGTTGTAAGTGGGGAACATTTGATTACTCACAACAGGAACCAAGATTGGTTACTCATTACGCATCAAGATTTGGTTTATCATCTGTAGAACCAGTTGCTAATGCTTATGACCAGGATCCAACTACGGACTTTCATAAAACCGTAGCACAATTAGCTAACATAGATCGTAAAGAAGCTAAAACAATTAACTTAGGTTTATTCTACGGTATGGGTAAAGCAAAACTAATGAATGAGTTGAGTGTAACTAAAGAAAAAGCTGATGAATTATTTGCTAACTATCACAACATGGTTCCATTCGTTAAACAATTGATGAATAAGTTAATGAATGCTTCTCAAACTAAAGGTCAAATAAAAACATTACTTGGAAGACGTTGTAGGTTTCCTAAATATGAACCAATTCTTAGAGGAAGTGATTGGGGAACTTTTGTTCATGCCGAAGATCATGAGAGAATGGAAGAATTAAAAGATATGGGTCCTTATTTAAAAGATCATGAAGATAATTTTATTACTGATGAAGATGGTAATAAAAGAAAAAATTATTGGCATGGTAATCCTACAAGAAGAGCCTTTACTTATAAAGCATTAAATAAATTAATTCAAGGTAGTGCTGCGGATATGACTAAAAAAGCAATGGTTGACCTATATAAAGAGGGTCATTTAGCTCATATACAAATCCACGATGAACTTGATTTTTCTATTGAATCAGATTCACAAGCTGATAAAATAAAAGACATAATGGAAAAAGCTGTAGAGCTTAAAGTTCCAAACAAAGTTGATTATGAGTCTGGACCTAACTGGGGAGAGATTAAATAATGGGAGTCTTTTATGAGTTTAAATATATGCAAAATGTGCAAACGTGCACTTCGTAGTTTAAATACATGTGCAATTAAAAATTGTATACAGGGTTTAAATCCTATAGTTTTAAAAGAAGATATCAAGATTAAGAAATCTTGGTGGCAAACAATCCTTAACTGGTTTAAATAACATGTTTGTAAAGTGCAAAACTTGCGGCCATGGGTGTCATTGCAGTGAGGATAAAATAGATTCTGAACATTACACACCATTAATGGATTTGTGTGAGTGTAAAAAATGTCTTCATGAAGCAAAAAAAGAAATTGAATACGAGGAGTGTTTATCATGTCAATAATGGAGTGTGCCCGGATGGAACCAGATATTAATTACAAATTTACAGCTTTATTAATTGTGGCTATTTGTATTTTAGCATTGTTTGGTGGACCACCAAGATGAAATTTATTTTAGTAATATTTTTATGTTCTTTTGTTGATAATCAATGTTTACCTCCAGTGGAAATTAAACCACCCTATAATTCATGGAAAGAATGTACTATTGCTGCATACGAATTATCTAGAGAACTAATACTTGCACAAGAAGAAAAGTTTGTTAATAAAAATAAATTATCCACTAAATTTACATGCACAGAAGTAGGTATAATTTAAATGAGTAGAAAAACCAACACTGCCTTAATTGCCTTATTAGGTACAATCCTTATGGGATTAGCTACATGGACTTTAATCACACTTATAGAACTTCAATTAACAGTAACCATGATCCAGTCGGACCTGATGTCTATTGACAAGCAATTTGGTAGAGTTTATAATTTCATCGATTCCGTTAGAGGAAAATAATGAACCTTTCCAGAAATTTTACCCTTCAAGAACTGACCAAATCGGACACAGCTGTCCGTAAGGGCATAGATAATAATCCAAACTCAGATCAAATAGCAAAACTACAATTACTTTGTGAAAATATTTTACAACCGGTTCGAGATCATTTTGGTCCTGTGGTTGTGACATCCGGCTATAGGTCTCCGGAGTTATCAGTTGCAATAGGTAGTTCAGTTAACAGTCAGCACTGTGATGCAGAAGCCATCGATTTTGAATGTCCAGGAGTAGATAATGCTGAGCTATGTGATTGGATCTATAAAAATTTAGACTATGATCAAATGATCCTCGAGTACTATAAGCCCGGAGAACCTAGTTCTGGATGGTGCCATTGCTCATATATCGTTGATAAACCTAGAAAACAATTCTTACTTGCATACCGTAGTGAGAATGGTACAACAAAATATAAACCTATTTTAGGTAAAGCAGTAGATTTAACATGAGTAAATTAACTAAAATATTTAATAAAATAGACACTGTTAATGGTATCTGTGAAGAATGCCAAGAAGATACAATTTTAGTTGCAATCGTATCGGATTATTATAGATGTACTGGTTGTGGACATGATACCAGACAATATATTAATGGTAGAATTAGATACTTAAAATTAGATGAATCTGACAAGGAGTGGATTAAAGAAAATCATATTAAATAATGGATAAGAAAAAAATTTTAAAAAAACATAGTAAACATCACAGCGCAAAACATATGAAACAAATGAAAGTTGATATGAAAAAAGGTGATTCATTTACAAAAGCTCACAAAAAGGCTCTTAAAAAAGTCGGTAAATAGTGGCTAAAAAATTTAAGGAACATCACGAACGAGATAAGCCTAAAAAAAGAGGCCCTCGAAAACATAAAAAATCTCTAAACAAAGATGAGAAGCGACAAAAACGTACTAAGCGTTACAAAGGCCAAGGTAAAGGCTAAAGGGTTCCGGCTTCAGGGATCTTTTTATTTGACAAATTATTATAAATAACTATAATAATCCTATATAAGTTACTAAATAAATAAAGAAAGAAAAGGAAAAATAATGACTGATATAAGTAAATACAAATCTGTTGCCCTCTCACATGTTTCATGTGCGAAGCTAGATAAGATAAGAAAGGTAATTGTACCGTTAGTAGAAGTCTCACGTGCAAAAACATTAGATATACTAATCAACGAGAAAGCGAAAAAATTAAATGGCAAACTTAAATTCAAAAACTCTTAAAGAACACGAAGACTTTAATCCAATACGTAATTTATGGCGTAATGTTTTAATTGTTGCAATTGAAGATGTAATTAAAGCAACTAAAGTTTTAGTTAGAGCAAATACATTTGAAGTTACAGATAAATTTAAAAACTATTACTCTCATGCACAAAGAACTGAGTTAGAATATTTTACAGTACCTAACAAAGATTTTTATGACCTCTGTCAATTTGCAGAAATAGATCATACGCAAGTAAGACGTAATGTTATTAAAAGAGTAAAACAAATACAACTGAAAGAAGGAAAGAATGGAAAAAGTTATATGCCAGGACTGCAGGGGCAACGGTTATATCAAAACTCTCTTTGAAGAAGGTAGAGAAGAGTTAATTATTGATTGTAAAAAATGTAAAAACCAAGGAGAAATTATGATGGATAAAGAACGATTAGAATCAATTTTAAATAAAAGTAATACTTCAGTTAATACTGAAAGATTAATTTTAGATTCTAAATTAGTAAAAGAACTAAATGGTATTATTAAAAAACTAAATGATGAAGTCGATATGTTAACTAAACAAAAAGTATTTCTACAATCTAAAATAAGACAAGATGAAAAAAAAACATAATAAAGCTGATGTAATTATGAAATATAATAATTCTGAAAGGGGTTATTTAGTTAATAGTATAGGGTGTATGTTTAAACCTTCTGTCATTAAAAGAAAGGGAAGAGTCCCTGAAATTACTAGAGAACAAATATACCAAAAATTAATGTTACACATTGAATATATGAAAGATAAATTTCCTGGAAGTGATGGTAGAATTTGTGAATACTGTAGTAAACCATGGACCTACATAACACATACTAATGGATGTATAACTGGAGAAGGACCTAGAAAAAAAAGTAATGCTACAACTAGTAATTTTTCAATTGATAGATTAGATAATGATTCAACTTACACTGAAAATAATATTGTATTTTGTTGTGGTAATTGTAATAATATAAAAAATCAAGTAACTCTTAAAATGTGTGAAAAAATTTTAGAAATAAAAAAGGAAAGAGATGGAAGAAATAAAAACTAAAGAAGATTATATTGAGAATAGAAAATTATTAAAAATAAGATTAGATGATCTTGATTCTTATGACGAACAAGAATGGATTGATATGAGAAGACATATGTATAGAAATTCAAGAAAATTATGGAGTAAAGACATGGATACTTTTAAATATAAATGTAGAATTAATTGTGCTGAGCAATTAGGTTTTGATAAAAGAATAATATTACACTAATGATTAAATTAATTATTTTATTTTTACTTTTAAGTGGATGCACCAAAGATTTTAATCCTTGGACCAGTGTTTTAAAATATACTTATCAACACGCAACTAAACAATAAAATGACTAGATACATACTTGAAAGAATATATCACTACTCAACTTATTTGACGTCATGGTCATGGCAAAAACTTTATGGTGATAAAACTAAACGAGGGAAAAAATAATGGCATATACAAAAGAATACTATTTAAAAAATAAAGAAGAAATTATAAGAAAGAAAAAAATATATGAGTTAAAAAATAAAAAACAAATACTCGAAAGACAAAGAAATTATCAAAGTAAATACAGGAAAAATAATCCCCTCCAATTAAAAAAATCTATTTTAAAATATAGTAATTCGGAAAAAGGTTATTTTGTTAATTTATGGCAGGTAATTAAAAGAAGAGGTAAATTAAATTTGTTTAAAAATTTTGATGAATTTTATAATCACTGGTTAAAACAAAAAGTTAAATATGGGATGAAGTGTCCTGCGACAAAAGAAAAAATGACTACTAAAAGAGGTTTTACTAAACCAGGAGAAAAACAAAAAAGATGTTTAACTAATATATCCACGGATAGAATAATATGTACAAAAAAATATACACCTAAAAATTTAATTTTTACAACTTGGAGATATAATAATGCTAAACATAGTATAACACCTGAAATGGCAAAAGCTTTTTTAAGAATAGTTAAAGAAAGATATGGAGATAAAATATAATGAATAAATGGACCTTTAAACAATTCGATTACCCAACATCAACAAGAGCAATGATAGATGGAGAACGAGTCTATTCTATTAATAACGAAAAGTTACCAAGTGTTACAACTATTTTGCAAGCCACACAATCTGAAGAGAAGAAAAAAATTTTAGAGAACTGGAAGAAAAAGGTCGGGGCTGAGAATGCTGATAATATTAGAGATCAAGCTGCTGAACGAGGATCAGTGCTTCATAGAATAGTTGAAAATCATATAACTAATACAAGACACCTAGATATGACGACACTAGGTGACACTGCTCATAAGATGGCCGATATACTGATTGGGAGCGCTTTAGACGACCGTTTAACTGAAGTGTGGGGAGTTGAACCTTATTTAGCTTACAAAGGCTTATGGGCCGGCCAAACGGATCTTATAGGTATACATGATGGAAGACTAACAGTCTGTGATCACAAAAATTCTAATAAGCCTAAACGTAAAGATTGGCTTCATGATTCTTATAGAATACAACTTGCGGCATATGCCATGGCCTTTGAGGATATGTTTGGTGAGAAAATTTATAGAGGAGTTAATTTTATAGTCACTAAAGATATGTATTACCAGGAGTTTTCTTGGGAAGGTCAAGAGTTTCGTGACGCTAAATACGATTGGTTAAGAGCGGTTGATAAATACTATAATCTAAGAGATACCGGAAAATTAGAATCACTATAAACTGACTGTGGTAAATATGCCACATTAGAACACTTTACTGTCACATTTATGCCACATTAGAACACTTTACTGTCACATTTATGCCACATTTAAGAACAATTTAAGAACACTTGTGTCAATAATTTAATAGATGTTTTATTTAGAGAACATTAAAGGGTTACTTATTATTTATTAGTAAGGATTAGTGCGGCTTATTTAAGTAATTTTTAAGAGATGTGTTTTTAGGGTTTAGTTATTCCCTATTCTTCCCTCTACGTCCCTCTACGTCCCTATATGTCCCTATATGTCCCTATATGTCCCGTTGCGTCCCGTTGCGTCCCGTTGCGTCCCGTTGCGTCCAATCAGGTTTCAGGCCCCAGGCTTCCGGGTGCTTTACATATATAAAATATAATGATAAAGACTATTGACAAATGACATATAAAAATATAGAAGATAGGAATGCAAGCAGTAGAAGATATTATGCTAGAAACAAAGAAGAGCTTAGGCGTAAGCGTAGGGAACGTTATCGCAGGCTCAAAGGGAGAGATCAAGAAAGAGAAAAAAAAAATATATCAGAAAAACTGGTATCTTAAAAATGCAGAGATAAAAAAAAAGAAAAGACTTGTTTATTACTATAAAAACAAAAATAAAAAGTGGTATAAAAAAATGAGAGCTAAACACTCTAGAAATTTGTATCAAAATAATTTTGAGTCTAAATTAAAAACAATTTTAAGGGTAAGATTAATACATGCTTTAAATGGTAAATTAAAAAATGAATCAGCTTTAAACCTTTTAGGTTGTAACACGCAATGGTTGTGGCAACATTTAGAAAAACAATTTAAACCAGGTATGACTAGAGAAAACCATGGAGAATGGCATATAGACCATATTAAACCATGTGCAGAATTTGACCTAAATAATCCAGAAGAACAAAAAAAATGCTTTCATTTCAGTAACTTACAGCCACTTTGGGCCAAAGAAAACATATCTAAAGGCGCTAAGTATGAAATGTTCTCCTATAGTAGATAATTTTACTGAATTGTTTTTTTATTTTTTTTAAAAAAAAAAGTAGTGGAACAAAGGAACATTTGTGTATACTTGAATATAAGTGTTGGTATAAGCAGATAGTAGACGAAAAAATGTTCTTAAACACCAAGAACATTGAAGAACATGATGGAACATTCAATGATTTCAATGACTTACAACTGTATACTTGAAATAAGCTAATAATAACAACAAAAAGTAAAAACCCAATAGAGAGTTATCGATTTGTTTCAATTCCTTGAATTGTAAATCAGTAAAAAAAGTGCTATATGAAAATTATGCGAAAGAAAACTAAAACAAAACATTTTAAAAAAACACCTAGACCACTTCCAGTTGAGACTCATGGATTACCCAACAATGTTAGGATTGGTTACAAAGATGTTAAGATTAGATATGTTAGACCTGATTATAAAAAATGGGAATTGACTGATTGTTTTGGTGAATATGATTACAGACAAAATGTTATACAAGTTCAACATGATTTGTGTGGTCAAGAAATGGCTAACACAATATTCCATGAGATTATGCACGCAGCTGTTCAGGTAGCAGGTTTAAATCAAGAAAAGCAAGCGTTAGAAAAACCAGAACATGAAGAGGCTGTAGTTAATCAATTAACAAATGTTATGATGGGTGTATTTAGAGATAACGATTGGATGATAGATATGCTTAGAACTCAATTAGAAGATACGGACCATGATTAATCCGACGTTTCTAGGTTCTCTTTTGGCTCTTGCCTTACTTTGTCTATTAATTCTTCATACTCAACACCTTCTAGGATGGGTGAGTAATCATCTATTATTTGTTTCATTCTCGATTCTAATTCTTCTGTTGATAAATCTTCAAGTTTCCCAGTCCTAATAATTTTTTGCTCTATATATAAACCTGCTGCTTTACCTCTAGCTACCTCTGCATTAACTGCAGCTGACCAGGCTTTCTTATCTCTAGCTTCATCTCTAAGTTTACCTAACTCTGATATATGATTACCAAATGTAACTTCATATTGTTTTTGCCATTCTTCTCTAAGCTCACCTATGTATTGAACTACTAATGGAAATAATTTTGGATTCTGTAATTTACTAGCTGCTTGTCTTGCTGAGTCTTCTGCATAACCTGCTTCAATAGCACAAGCTGTAGCAGTTTTTCTACCTTGATCTGATATTAATAAATTAGCAAATCTTATTTGCTGTTCAGTTAATCTTTTAGGAATTCCCATTATAATTTTTCCTTAATTGAATCTAAATAATCCTGGTTGTCTTCATTCTCATTTTCTCTTTTAATGTCATTAAAACCAGTTTTCTTTTTACCAAAAATCTCATTCCAACGTTGTGAATAAACGTTATTACTTGGCCTTGATTTACCGTCCCACTGTCTAGCTTTATCTTTAGTCATTATGTCGCATTTGTAAGTATTGATTATTTAACACAACAATGTATACATTGCAACAGTAGTTAGGTTAAAAAACATTAACAAATGTATTCTGGTTTACCTAATTATCTTTGTTTGTTTGTGGTTAAACATATCTGGCGTCGGCTTACGAAACTCCTGAGTACACTCATTGGGGTAGATACTGGGCGCCGGATTTAAAATAAAAGTTATGAATGGAAGATTATTAAGACAAGTTTTAGACAAGATGATGAAAGGCAATTTGAACACCGGTAATGCTAGAGTTCAAGTTTGTTTGCCTGATGGACAATATTATGATATTACATCTTTACAACTCATGGAAAATAAACTATTGGGTGTTAGAGAGTCACACCGACTAGTATTTACAGTTAAAGCTGAGACATGGAATATGGGTAAAGTTTTAAAGAAAATAGGCTAGCCTGTTAACTTAAAAATAACGTGAAACCCGAGACTAAATTCTATGCAAAAGTTAAAAAAAATATTACATCTATATCCTGGATTAGGATTGAAAACCTTAGCGTTCCTGGTACTCCCGATCTATTGGGTTATAATAATTCTGGCGTCTTTTTCACTGTTGAACTGAAATATACAAAAACAAACAAGGTTACCTTTTCCCCACACCAAATAGCGTTCCATGTGAAACATCCTGAGAACACTTTTATCCTAGTAGAGGATGCCTTAAGCCGGACTCCAAAACTTTATGGGGGCAAAGAGATCCGGAACCTGGTAGCCGGAGGCCTGAAGCTTGCACCAATGCTTCAGGGGTTTCCTCAAATAAAAATTTTTTTAGATAATCTTTAGAGCTTGTTGCTTGAAGCTTGAATCCGGAATCCGGGGGCTTCATGTCAATGTGACATATCATCCTGCGTCATTTTGTCGCAGCTTGAGGCTGCTTGTGGCTTGCAGCTTGAGGCTCCCCAGCTTGTGGCTTTTTGTCCCTGCGACAATTTGTAGCACCAGCTGAATCAAAAAAAATCCGGGGCCAATGGCCCCGGATCCAGGATAAACTTATTTTGATAAACTTGATTTTTTCCAAGCCTCGAATGCTTTTTTCTCCAGCTCTTCTAATTTGTTTTCCCGGTCCAAAGCTTCGAACACCGCTGATTGGATGCCTTTTATTTCGCTCCACGTGTCCACCATCATAAGCCTTCGCATAATGTGCAGCTTCAGGTGGTCGTTGTAATATTTGTCTAAATCTTTTTTTCTGTCTGTTCGCATTTTTTATATCCTTTTTGTTTGTTTGTTTAACTGTATGCATTATAGCAGAACCAGCAGGGATAAAAATATGACAGATCGCCGCAGCTTGTCGCTTGAGGCTTGAACCCGGATTCCGGGCTCCTGCGTCAATGTGTCCGTCAACATGACAAATTGCCCTGCGACAATTTGCCGCAGCTTGCTGCTTCATTTTGACGCAGCCCTGCGGGCTGCGTAATCGGAACCTTTGTATCTTGGAGCTTGAGGCTTTTTGTTAAAGCTGGCTTGTGGCTTTTTTTTAAAGTTAGCTTGTGGCTTGTAGCCATTGTCCCGGCACCAGGCTTCATGTATCTTTAGAGCCGCTGGGCTCAGTCTTATATCTTGATTATCTATCATTATTTTACTTTCTTTTCTTTTACTTTAACAAATGCCATATATTTTAAATATCCATTTTGTTTATTTTTTTCTTCTTTATAGTTTTTAAATATATCCGTAATTAGATCTAGTTTATTAGAAATATTACTTATTTCTTCAAATGTAATTGTTTGATTGTGAATTGATTTAATTTTTAACTTATGTACTAACTCATTAATTTTATACAATTTGCTTTTTGTTTTTAAATCTAATTTCATTAGTTTAGTTTCTTTCTTTCTTTATTATCTTTTTTTAACCATTCAAAAAATTCCAAGCAATCTTTAAGATACCAGGCCGGCAGGCTGCTGTGATCTTCTAAAAACCACGGCAGCAAATTACCTCTTTTTATTTTTCTTTTTTTCATATTAGTGCTTTCCATAACTTACGTTTTTAATATCCTTGTTCCAACAGGCCCTGCAATCTAAGCATTGATTGCCCTGAGTCCCTGACGGACAAGTTGGTTTTCCATCTGTAACTACTGTTGAAGTATGCGGCCAGGCCTTAGGCGCAGCGCCGTCTACTTTAGCCCCGGACAATCTAATAATTAAATTGTCCGGGATCTCTTCAGGGTTAACAGCTAGGATATACTGACGCTCTTGCGTCGGTAACCAGTGTTTTGTGTTTGGTGTACGTTTACAAACATCAAAAATTTTTCTTAAATGATCCACGCTTTGAAGGTCCCCGGCATCGTGCCACCTGAACCATTCTTGTTTTTGGATCTGTAGAGCCATAGCCTCGACCCATAAAGGGTGTTCAATTGCATCTAGTCTACGATACTGAGCTGCTTTAATAGCAGGGTATCTAATGTAATTATTTTTGAATGCATAGCATCCAAAGCATGGGGAGGTTGGTATCTTTCTAAGCTTTGCCCCCGTTTGACAAGCCCATGCGGGCAAGCTGTAACTTTTACCAGGCATTTTTGAGGTCCTAGTTAATGAGTCTGTAATCTTTGCTGCTTCTTTTATTAACATAATTATATCCCTTTCTGTTTCCTATATAATACAGATCTTAAAATAAATTAAAACTGTACATATTGCCGCAGGCGCCAAGCTTGCGGCTTGGCGCTTGAAGCTTGAGGCTAGCCTCAATAATGATTTAACGAATGTCCATTGCATTCAACCGCCTATTTTAACTGTCGCAGTTAACAGTTGATCAGCCTCAACGCTCATGTCATGCCCTGGATTTACAGCTTAGGTTTACAACTCCTTAACAGCATGACCATAGTAAACTACCGATCCCAAGCCACTTGCCGAAGACCCTTTCGGGGGTTAACCATAACAAGGTCAAGTGGCCAGGGATCAGCCCCGTAATTAAAGTCAGCTTCTCACTGACCATTGAACGGGGATCTCCGTACTTGCTTTTTCCGGTGCAAGTCCCGTTAAGATTTATAGTTTTATTCAGCGATAAATCTTCAAATGAGGCTGAAATTAAATATTAACATAATTGATTTTTAATTCCACGTGCAAACTGTCGCACCCTGAGGCTTGAAGCTTGAATCTCAAAATCATGTCAACATGACAAATTGTCCTGCGTCAATTTGTCGCACCCTGGAAAAATTCCATGCGTCAATTTGGACAATGGTTTTTTTTTACAGATAAAATAAAATGCAAACTGTTTAACAATTAACAAAAAGGATAATACAATGAAACCAATACGAAGCAATGAGTTAGAGTTTTTCAAAGAAATGATTAGAGAAAAATTCTATGATAAAAAAGAAACGTTAAGAACTTATATAACAAGTGAAGCCCAAAAACTAAGCGATAAGAAACAACCTTTTATGGCTAAGCAATGTGGCGTTGAAACTGAACTCAAGAAACTAAAAGTAGTTGATGAGAAATATAGAGAGTTCAAACAAACAAAGCAACTTCAAGAACAAAAATTACTTGAAGCAGTTGAGGAAGTGGGTAGAACTTTAAGTGCCAAACTTCAACGAATGGCTAAAGCTAGAGATTGGGATAAAGATTTTTCCAACTTTAGTCCAAGAATGGAAGGCGACAGCGTTGATTATTTTGTCAATAAATTAAATGATTGCTGTTATGATGAGGCCTACAAACAGGTCAAATCAAATCATACAGTATATAATCAATTAAATAATATGAAGTCCGAATGTGAAATTATTTTGCATACAGGAAGCGACATCAATTCAGTTGTGACCACTTTAAAAGGTGCCATGAAAAAAGCTGATATTGAATTACCTGTACCAAGTAATTTATTGCAGTTAGCTATAAAATAGACTGCGTCAATTTGTGCAGTGGCTTTAATTAGCCACTGTGCTAATATAGATTTATTAACAGAAAGAGGAAAAATGGCACAACAAAACGAAGAGCACTTTGAAACAATAGACAGCAATAAAGCTAAAGCATACGAGGAACAGAAAGCAATGCGCCAGGAATTAATGGAATGGGTTAAAACTTGTGACAAATGGCATATGGGTGAATTATTTTCTGAAATGCGTAGAATGAAACGTAGTTGGGAAGTAGAGTAGCCTGCGTCAATATTGACAGTGGCTTTAATTAGCCACTGTGCTATTATTCTTTTATTAACAGAAAGGATAAAACAATGGAAAAAGAAAAAACAAGTGGTCTACATAAAGACATTAAATATACAACTAGAGAAAATGGTGAGGTGTCTGGTTTTAGATTTACATCAGATGAGGGACGTGAAAAATTTAGACAAATGCAAATTTTAAATGTTCTTAAAATGGAAGTGATGAGCACAATGGGAATTAGATTTTACAGAGGATCTATTGTTAATGTTCTTAAATCATATTTTCCAGATATACCAAGAACTAAAAAAGGCGCATATAAATATTTAAAAGCGAGAGGTTATTATCCAGAAGATAAATAACCTGCGTCAAAGTGTGCAATGGCTATTTCTAGCCATTGCATTAATATGTTTGAATATTAATAATTAACAGAAAGATACAAAATGAAAAAACAAACTGATCAAAAATGGATAAGCTACCATGCGACAAGATTAAATTTAATTGATTCTTTAAATTCTCATATTAAATCTATGGAAGCAGTAAATGTTTATCATAATGAAACTAACCAATGCGATAGCCATAGTATGAGAAATGAGGACATGGGTTTAGATA